TGCATTCAAAGATAACGACGGTCAGACCGTCCCTCTCGTTTGGCAGCATCGTCATGATGACCCGACCAACGTTCTCGGTCACGCTCTGCTCGAGAATCGTGATGAGGGCGTTTATGCCTACTGCTCTTTCAACGAGACGGATTGGGGTCAGTATGCCAAGGCTCTTGTTCAGCATGGCGACGTGACTGCGTTGTCTATTTACGCCAATCAGCTTCAGCAGCGCGGTGGGGATGTTCTCCATGGCGCGATTAAGGAAGTAAGTCTTGTCCTGGCCGGGGCTAATCCTGGTGCCTATATTGACAATCCGGTTCTCTCCCATTCCGATGGTACTGATGAGCCGATTCTCGAAGAGGCCATGATCTTCTCTGGTGAGGAAGGACTTGAATTAAGTCATGCCGATTCTGAGGAAGAGCCGGAGGACGACAACAAGGAGAAAGATGACGTGAAGACTGAACAGAAGGAGAAGACCGTCAAAGATGTCTTTGACGAATTCACCGAAGAGCAGAAGCAGGTTGTCTACTTCATGATCGGTCAGGCACTGGAGGAAGCCAATGGCAAGTCCACTGACACCGACGAAGAGAAGCCTATCCAGCACTCCGATGATGACGACACTGACGAGGGCGACGGCAAAGAGAAAACTGTTAAGCAGGTCTTCGATTCCCTTACCGAAGAGCAGAAGCAGGTCGTGTATTTCATGATCGGCCAGGCTCTTGAGGACGCCAAAACCAACAACAAAGAAACTGAGGTCGAGCATTCGGACCTCGAAGGAGACGATATTATGAAGCACAATGTGTTTGATGCCCAGACCGCCCCTGAGGGCGCTTTCCTCTCTCACGCTGATGAGATGCAGATCATCGCTGACGCTCGTGATTGCGGCAGCTTCAAGAAGGCTTTCGAGGCTTATGCCGAGGAACATGAACTGGCCCACGCCGATGGTGATCCTGCACCCGCCAGTGGTTTCACTTCTTATCCTGTTTCCGGCGCTACGATCGCCAATGTCGAGATGCTCTTCCCCGAGTTCAGGAATGTCCGCCCCGGTGCTCCTGAGGTTGTTACCAATGACCGTGCATGGGTGAAGGCTGTTCTTGGCAAGGTTCACAAGTCCCCGTTCAGCCGTGTTCGCACTCAGCAGGTCGACCTCCGCGAGATCGAGACTCTTCGTGCGAAGGGTGTTCAGAAGGGTAAGGAGAAGGCTCTGGTCGACTCCTACAACGTCGCAAAGCGTGAGACTGCTCCCACGACTGTGTTTGTCAAGTCCGCCCTGAACCGTGACGACGTGGTTGACATCGTCGACTTCAGCTACATCGACTACCAGTACGGTATCGACAAGATGCTGCTGGAGGGTGAGATGGGCCGCGCTATCCTGATCGGTGATGGCCGTGATGCCGCCTCTGCTGACAAGATCGCTGAGGATAAGATTCGCCCGATCTGGACTGACGATGAGCTGTTCACCATCCACAAGCTGATCACTCTCGATGTCAACGCCAATGGCACCGGTACTGCTGCCAACTTCGGCAATGGCTACCGCTACGCCGAGGCTGCTGAGGAAGCTATCCTTGACGCTATGATCGACTATCGTGGCTCCGGCGCTATGGACATGTTCTGCAACCAGCAGTTCTATAACAAGATGCTTCTGGCGAAGGACCGCAATGGCCGCCGCATGTACTCCAACAAGAACGAGCTGAACACTGCTCTTGACATCAACAGCATGTTCGCAGTTCCCGAGTTTGCCAATAAGACCCGTACTGTGACCGTTAGCGGCACTCAGAAGACTTATCGCCTGCTCGCCATCATCGGCAACCTGGCCGACTACTCCCTTGGTGCCACCAAGGGCGGCGAGATCACCCACTTCACCGACTTCGATATCGACTTCAACCAGTACAAGTCTCTGATTGAGACTCGTTGCTCCGGTGCGACCACTCGTATCAAGTCCTTTATCGTTCTCGAGGAAGAGGTTGTCTGATCTGAGTTGAATCTCTAACTCAAATCAAAATGGAAGTGATCTCATATGGCGAAATTTTACGGGGCGGTTGGATACTGTATCCCTGCTGAAACCTCTCCAGGTGTCTGGACAGATCAGATTGTTGAACGGAATTATAGCGGCGATGTGCTGAAGAATTACAAGAGTTCCTCAGCCGGTGAAAGCATCAACGACAACATTACCGTCAGTAACAACATCTCAATCCTCTCGGATCCTTTCGCCATGAATCACTTCCACACAATTAAATACGTCAGGTGGATGGGTGCTGAATGGAAAGTCTCTTCTGTGGACGCCACCCAGTACCCTCGCCTTATACTGACGTTAGGGGGTGTTTATAATGGCGAGACGGCTGCAACTCCATGAGAAGTTCTGCGAGATCTTAGGGTCCAGGAATGCTTATTTCCAGCCCCCGGCGTCAGTCAAAATGAACTATGAGCCAAACGGTTGCATAGTTTACAAAATTGCCAAGCGTGATGCTATCCGCGCGGATGATATACGGTATATCGGTATGACTGCTTATGATGTTACCTTCATCACCAGAGATCCTGATTCTGAGATTCCGGATCTTTTGATGGAGTCTTTTCTGCATATTGAGCATCAACGGAATTATCCGGCTGATAATCTGCATCACGACTTGTTCCGACTATACTATTAACCATTAACGGAGGAAACCGATATGAGTAAAATCGTATGGGATGCCGTTGGCGAGAGAAAGTATGAAACTGGTGCGAAGAAAGGCGTTGTCTATCCTCGCGTCGGTAACGCATATCCCAATGGTGCGGCTTGGAATGGTCTCACTTCTGTGGACATTTCTCCGGATGGCGGTGAATCCAACGATGTTTGGGCAGATGATATCAAGTATCTGTCCCTGCGTTCGAAAGAGAACTGCAAGGCTACCATCAATGCCTACACCTATCCCGATGAGTTCGCCGAGTGTGATGGCTCTGCGTTTGTCATCCCCGGTGTCAAGGTCGGTCAGCAGACCCGTAAGCCCTTTGGCTTCAGTTTTGTCAGCACCATTGGTAATGATACTGAGTTCGAGGACTACGGTTATATCCTGCATCTGATTTGGGGTGCTACGGCTGCTCCTTCTCAGAAGACCTACAACACCATTAACAACGATCCTGAGGCTACCGAGATGAGCTGGGAGCTGGATACAGTTCCTGTTGAAGTCGGTAAGATCAACAATGTCGAGTATAAGCCCTTTGCTCACATGGAGATTGACTCTACCAAGTTTGATACCACCGAGCTTAAGGCAAGGCTGACTGCTCTGGAGGATATCCTTTATGGTAAGGATCCCACCACTGCTGGCGGTAACGACGGTGTTGATCCTCGTCTGCCTCTGCCCGCTGAAGTCATTTCGATTCTGAGCGGTACCACCAACCCGTAAGTCATGTGACTATGGAGCTGTATTCAGTTAGGCTGGCAGCTCCTTCTTCTATTTAAAATGAACTTTGAAAGGAGTATCCACTCATGTGGAAGGAGACTATTACCTATAAGGATTTCTACGGTGAAGAGCGCACCGAAGAGTTCCGTTTCCATCTGTCCAAAGCCGAGTGTGCTGAGAAGCAGATGAAGTATGCTGGCGGTGGCTACGCTGAGTTTCTGAAACGGATTGTTGATGCTAAGAAGCAGGAAACTGTGGTGGAGCTGTTCAAACAGTTCATTCTGGATAGCTACGGTGAGATTTCTCCCGATGGCCGTCGCTTTATGAAGAGCCCCGAACTGAGCAAGGCATTCAGTGAGACTGAAGCTTTCTCGATCCTGTACATGAAGCTGGCCACTGATGATGAATACGCGGCCAAGTTCGTCAACGGAGTCATTCCGCAGCCTGACAAGAAGTAAAGCGAGGAACCATCATGCTTCTACTAAACATTCCGGAAACCGAGCTCTATGATGAGGTTAGGAATGAGTTTACATTCGTAAAGAAGCAGACTTTGGTTCTGGAGCATTCCTTGCTGTCGCTTTCAAAATGGGAGTCAAAATGGCATAAGCCTTTTCTCTCTAAGAAGGAGAAAACTGACGAAGAGACCTTTGACTATATTCGCTGCATGATTGTGAACACAGTTGATGAAAGTGTTTTACGTTGCATCTCTCCGGCCATGATTGAACAAGTAAATACGTATATTCAGG